GAGTCAAACGGGTCTTAGAACCCTGAATGTCTCCAATGGCTTGGTCAAGTGCGGCTCTAACATCTTTAGCATCTTGTCTACGATCAATGGCAGCAAAAGAAGCAGTAAGTTGTTTACCCTCTTGATTAGACACATTACCCAAAGCACCACCTGTTTTAGAGGCATCACGAAGGTCTTGTAAGGCTTGGAAACCACCTTTGGCAACAATCTTGTCGTATAGGGCTTGAGCCGCACGACCATTTGCTGTAATGCCAGGCAATCGACCTGCCGCAATACCTGTGATTTCTGAAAGACCAGGACTATCTCTTAGCTTCTCAATGTCTTTAACAAATGAATCAGCCTTAGTTTCAAAACTGTTAATTGCAGACGTTGCTTGTGGATATGCCGCTTCACGCTTTTGCTTTTCTTTTGGAGTAAGTAATTCAGCAGAAGCCGATTCTTTTAGAGAAATAGCAAGTTGTGCTAAATCTCTCTTAGATTGCGTTTGCAATTGAGCAATTTGTACTGCTGTTGCACCACGTTCACGAGCCGCTTCAATCTGTGCATCTGCCGCAACTTTAGCTCTTTCTAATGCAGCATCAGCCGCAGTTTTAGCCGCTTCAGTCTTAGCTAGATTAGCCGCCTCTAATCCCGCAGTTCTAGCTTGTGTGGCTTCTGCTCTGCTTTGAGCTGCTGTTAAAGCCGCCAAAACTTTCTCTGGTGGGCCATATTTGGTTAGAACGCCAATAACTTGATCTTGAGTTGCATCAGGGCCAAGTTTAGCCAACTCAGCACGCAATTGCTCTTCTTGTCTAACAGACAATTCAGTCTTAGCCGCACTAGCCAAAGATGCTTGTCCTGCCGCCAAACGCTGTTGTTGTTCAGCAATTTGAACTTGCGCTTTACGAGCATATTCAGCCAAAGCCATAGCACCTTGTTGGTCTCCCGCTTGTGCCAACATCTGAGCACCCTTCATAATCGACTCAGGATTGTTCTGGTCAATCTGTTGGGCAATAGAGTTCCTAGTGCTGATTAGACGCAACTGAGGGTCTTCTGCACCCAAAGCACCACCAGCCACATCAGCAAGTCCTCTAGCACCCGCATAGATTAATGCCTGACCACGAGCCGCAGGGTCTAATTGAGCCAACCTCATGCCTTCGCTTAAAGCAGAAGTACGTTGTTGTTGACCATACATTTCAGGGGTTAGGCCAAATAAACCTTCAACTATAGTTGCCATGATTTATTCCTTAATAAGTGTATTGTTGATTAGGCAGAAGAGGATTTACTGTAGTAGTAGTACCTAGGTAACTTGCAGGCAAATTGATGCCTAACCTTCTAGCCATGTCAGCTGTATTCACATCCATTGGGCCTGTAGGTGCGGCTACTCTTGCTGGGCCAACTTCAGACATTGAAAGATCATTTACCAATCCTGAGCCTGGAAGAAATCCACCAGAAGCTGGTTGCTCTAATCTTTGTCCCAAAGGTCTTGATTGATCAAGTTGATTGGCAGAGAATGCTTCAACAGCAGTATTGATTCCAGTAGACAAAAGACCTGAAGAACCCAAAGCAGTCAATCCTGTAGCAAGAGGACTATTGGTAGCCGCTGCCCCTGTAGCCAATGCCACGCTCTGACCCGCACCCCTTAAACCAAGTTCACCTGCTCTAGCACCTGCGGTAGAAACAAGATTACCCAAGTTGATGCCAGTAGTTAATGGTTGTTGACCCGCACTCTCCAAGGCTTGAACTTGGTTCATGGCAGTCGTGTAAGGTGAATAAGCGGCTTGTTGACCACCATAGTACTGACCCATAGTAGAAGCACCAGTACCCAAGAGTCCCGCACCAAACAAGACGTTCTGTTGACCTTCTCGTTGAGCATTAGCCGCCAAGATAGCTTCTTGTTGCGCACGAGCATTAAACAAAGCCTGTAATTCAGGAGTAGTTGCACCCAAAGTACCACCTTGAGCAACAGACAGACCCGCACGACCTTGTTGTTGAAGTTTATTCTGAAGGTTAGCCAACTCTAACTCTCTGCCTGGTTGAAGCAATGCCATCTGACTCTTTAAATAGTCTGAGGCGACTTGTTCAGGAGATTGAGCCAAATACTTGTTACCAAGTGTAAACAAGCTCTGAGCACCCGTTTGGAGGGGTTCAAAGGCTTTCTGAGCACCTTCTGCTTGCTGAATACCAGACTCAGCTAACTTAACAAATCTATCTTGAGCCGCTTTAGCTTCAGGACTCAGTGTGTACCCTGCGCTAGTCAATTGACCCGTTTTAGGATCAAAAGCAAACTGTGAAGAACCAAACCTAGTTGTCATGCCAACAGGTCTAAAGGCAGCGGCACTTTTGGCAGCAGCAGTCTCTTCATCAATCTTCTTTTGGGCGGCTTGTGCGGCTTCCTTAGAAACCCTAGCTTGCTCTATACCAGCCGCAGTAGTTAAACCAGCACCAACGGCTTTTCCTATAACGCCTTCTGCTACTTTTTCAGCTACTTTTGTTCCCGCAGAAGTTAGCAGACCAGTTCCTACCGCAGTAGCTCCACCCGCTGCCGCAGACGTACCTAAAGTAGAACCCGTCAAAACACCTGTTCCCGCTAGACCTGTACCAACTTTGATACCAGTTCCCGCAACCGCAGGAGTACTAGCCGCAGGAGTTAACAATCCTCCAGTACCAGTAGCCGCACCACCTGCTGCCGCACCACCTGCCGCAGGAGCACTTGTAAGCAAACCTCCTGTACCACTACCACCTGTTAAATTTGTTAATGTAGCAACTGGCGCACCAGTAGCCAAAGCACTGCCAAGACTTGTAGCTCCAGCAGTACCACCCGCACCACCAAGAGCCAAGTCAAGTTGAGCAAGTTCAGCCGTAGTCATACCTGCTGTGCCAGCCGCAGTACCTGCCGCACCAGTAGCCGCACCCGCATTTAATATGCTTGGCAAACCAAGAAGCAATGCTGTCCCTATTGCGAACTCTTTTAGACCGCTTTTAACTTCTTGTTGAGTGCCAGTTTTCTCTACTTCACCAGTAGGCAAGTATTGGGTGAAGCCTCCACCAGCTTTGTTATCAGCAGCTTTATAGGTAATAACATTTTCAATACCACCAACTTGTTGATCTTCACCAGAACCAGTAACTTTGTAAACTGGCTGAACAACAGTGTCGCCAAGAGTAATGGTTTGACCATTAGGCACAGTCTCAGCGATACGAGCCGCAATCGTTCCTTCTGGTAAGCCAACAGCCTTAGCAAGTTCAGCAGGAGATACTTTGTAAGTCTCCATTACCTTAACAATTGCAGCGTCACTTAAATCTGGATTAGTTGTTAAAAAATCTACAATTTGCTCCGTTGTTACAGCTCCAGCAACAGGAGCAGCCGCAGGAGCAACAGGAGCTACTTCGGCAGCAGGAGCAACAGGAGCAGGAGCAACAGGAGCAGGAGCAACAGGAGCAACAGGTTCAGCTACTGGTTCATAAACAGGTTCAGGAGCAGTAGGAGCAACCGCATCAAATCTTTCTTGAATAGCCGCAACATCAGACCCCGTAGCCTCTGCCACTTGAGATGGATCAACTCCATAAGTACTCATTACAGCGGCAATATCGGCATCACTCATGCCTGGATTTGCAAGCAAGAATTCTACAATTTGTGCATTAGTGACAGCCATGATGTTTACTCCGCTTCTTTAGGAACTTGCGCTTCAGCCTGTTCTTTTATTTTAAGAATCAGAGGCCATACGCCTGATTTGCTTGGCAGTTCACCAAGGGTCTGTAATACAAAGTTAATCTCGTTAACGTCTAACTCTAGCTTCATGCTTGACCCCAAGGTGTGCCAGTAGCAGTTACAGGATTCTTCTGCAAAGCAATATTAGCCGCCAGAGCATCTTCTGTGGCTTGTTTATCAACACCATTAGCCCACACCCAACCAAGCACTGTTTCTTGTGTCAGGTCTGCATAGGGAATTGTTGGTGTGCCATCTGCCCATGAGCAAGTTGAATAGATAGAGGCTGTGTAGTCTCCATCTACTGCTGTGGCTTGCCAGTGTGCAGTTGTTACAAATCCGTTAGAAGTGTTGCGGTCTAGGGTTGAGATTGTCCAAGTCGTAGTCATGATATTTTCCTTTTAAAGATTAGCGGCAGAAAGACGCTGAGTTATACGCAAACTTGCCATGATGTAACGCTCTTGCTTCGTCAGCAACCAAACCCGCAAGTTCTAGGTCATCAAAGTAGCCAATTGATTTTGTCTTGCCTTTAGTACAAACACGAACAGCCCAAGACTTACTATGATTGTGCCAACTCACGCCACGAAAGCCTGATGTGTTGTTTTTGCACATACCCTTGTTATATTGGTTTTCGCTTCTAGTGGCTTCACGCAAGTTCTCAAGTCGGTTGTCTTGTCTGTCACCATTGATATGGTCAATCTCTTTTGGCAAGTAACCATGCTCAAGCAAGAAAATCAATCGGTGAACCTTGTGGGGCTTGCCCATCCAAGTGACATGACGATAGCCAGTTTTGTGGATTGAGCCAACTTCCTGACCAACAAGATATTGCTTGTTAGGGTGCATGACTTTCTTCCAATACAAATGACCATCCTTGTGGTCAAAATATTCTGTAATAAGTTGTTTTGTAATCATATTTAACAACTTTTAATCTAGTTGGAGGGCTGTGGTAACAATGGTAACTGCATTTCTGGAAGAACCCCCAAGACATTGAATGTTTCCAGAACTATTTGTGACTTGAATTTGTGTTGCTGTTGGGGAAGTAGTTACATAAGTTGTTGCCCCAACTTGAGAAACAATTACTAAACCTCCAGTTGTGTCCGTTATTACTAAAGCAGTGCCTCCATTTGTGTTATCCCTTAAAAGTACTGCGCCAGAGGATTGAGTGGTTACTGTTGTGGCTGTTGAACTATTGATTGCTGTTGAAGTAATTATCTTTGCTTTACCAGTAACGCTTAAATTTCCAGCGCCATAGTCAGTTGTGTTTCCTAATGACAGACCACCAGAGGCATGTAATGTAAGCGCCTGAGTAAGCGTTGCTGCAGACCCTGCTGTGCTACTTGCTGACTGATACCAAACATGGGATGCACCCGAAATGTTGTAGATGCCCACAGCTTGTGCATTACGTCTAATCCACTGACCACTAGAATTTAAATAAGCGTTTTGCAACAACAAAACATCAGCCGCACCATCAGCCGCAAGACCACCACTGCTTTTAACCTCCAATGCTTTGTAACTTGAAGCCCAAGCACTCGGAGTAACGGACACGCCTAGATTGCCTGAGGTATCAATTTCAACAGCAGTACGAGAAAGACTGAAATCAGAACTTGCTTGTCTTAACTTGTAAGTTCCGTATGTGCTTGCGTTTGCACCATACGATTGCCAGAATGCACCATTAGCACCTTCTTGTGAAAGTGTTGTTCTGTTTGCACCATGACCTGTAATAGCGCCTGTAACAGCAATTGCACCATTAACAGTTAGTTTTTCTACAGGCGAACTTGTACCAATACCTAGATTGCCTGATGAGTCGAGTGTGGCTCGGATATTGTCGTTGGTAGCAAATGTAAGGTTAGTAGCATTGCTTGTACCAATAGTGGCGGCATAGTTACCGCTTGTATTTGCCCAGAATGCTCCAGTTGAACTGGTAACACCCATGTAAAAACTGCCACCTGTGTTGACTATTTGAGTTGCGGCATATCCAGTTGTTGCACCTGCATTTTTAAAGAATACTGAAGAATCAGTTCCACCGATTGTCAACTTGTTTGTAGGCGTTACTCCAACACCCAGATTAGTCCCATCAAACAAAAGCGCAGAGCCAGTAGCCAATGCACTTGTACTAGAGGCGTAAACCACACCGCCTGATGTGAATGATGTTAGGTTTGTACCGCCATTGGCAGTAGGTAAAGTTCCTGTCACTCCAGTTGTCAAGGGTAAACCAGTTAAGTTGGTTGCTACTCCTGATGTAGGTGTACCCAATAAAGGTGTCACCAATGTCGGGCTTGTTGCAAAAACGGCAGAGCCTGTTCCTGTTTCGTCTGTTAAAGCACCCAATAGTTGAGCAGAAGTGAATGAACCAAGAGATGTAGCATTTCCGCTAGAAGTGACTGCACCTGTTAAGTTGGCATTAGTAGTGACGTTACCCGCAGTTAAGCCAGAGGCAGTGCCTGTGATGTTTGTGCCTACCAAGGCTGATGGAGTTCCTAGGGCGGGAGTAACTAATGTTGGGCTATTGGCAAACACCAAAGCACCTGATCCTGTTTCATCTGTTACGGCAGAGATCAAGTTCGCAGATGATGGTGTACCCAAGAAGGTAGCCACACCAGTACCCAATCCACTTACACCAGTAGAGATTGGCAGACCAGTTATGTTAGTAGCCACACCAGAAGCAGGAGTTCCCAATGCGGGAGTCACCAGTGTTGGCGAGTTTGACAACACTACATTGCCTGTACCAGTAGAGGTAGTTACACCAGTACCACCATTGGTAACACCTAAAGTACCTGTGATGTCGCCAGTATTGATACTGATTGCATCCCAAGTAGCATTAGTGCCATCAGTCTGAAGATACTTGCTAGAGTTACCTGATTGGCTAGGCAAGAGGTTATTTAAAGCCGCAGTAGCCGTAGAAGCACCAGTACCGCCATCAGCAACTGCTAAGTCTGTGATACCAGTAATTGAACCACCAGTAATTGCGGCAGCAGAGTTGTCTGTCTTTGTCGCAACAGCAGTAGCAATGTTATTGAACTCAGTGTCAATCTCAGTACCACGGACAATCTTTAGCGGATCGCCAGGTGTAAGGTTGTCTTTAGTAGCGAAATTCGTGGATTTTGTGTAATTCGACATATTAGGATATCTTTCCGTTTTTAGATTGAATCTCAATCTTCTGAATTGACAACTGTGTGCCGTTAATGGTGGTTTCGTAACCAGTTTGAACAATCTTTCCTGCGCCAGAAGCAGTCACATCTAGCGTCTTAATAAGCACACCACCAGAGTATTCTGCCACACCATATTCAGCGAGACCATACTCATAGTTCTTCTGCTCAGGGATAAAAGCATTGCCCGACAAATAGTTGGCAGCAAAGTCAAATCCCCACTTAATTGTGACGAACTGGTTAGAGCCACCAATAACGATTGTTTTGATTCTCTTGAGGATAGAAATCTGATTTTCATTACCTAAATCTGCATGATTCGTAAAGTAAGAAAGTCGGTAAGTAGATGTGTTATCTAAGAAACTTCCATACTTTCCAATATATCCATTCTTGCCAATATACAAATCACCATTGCGAAGCGAATATAGAAATGTAGGGGTAATTGAATCCCACTTAGTGACCCTAGATGCACCATCTTGCAATTGCATCTTTGTATCAAAACAGAAGACTTGTGCTGTTGTTGGTAGAGTCAACAAGTAAAAAGCATTCTTCTCTGAGTAAACAGACTTCAGATTAGCAAGAGTCTCTACTGCCAAAGATGAAACTAAATCGGAACGAACATTCTTAGATAGGTCTCTCAAAGGAGCAGACTTCTCTTGGATTGTTCTCATCAGAGAACGAACACCTGAGTCTGACAAGAAGATCACATCAGTGCCAATTGACTGAATAGAGTCTCTTGCAATACAACCAATAGAGCCTACTGTGTCGCTTAACTGGAGCGTAGCGGGAGTTGTAGCACCAGAGTAAACAAGAATCTGTCGTTTACCAAAGATGAATAAGAAGTCATTGTGAGCCGCTAGACCCATTATCTCATCTGAACCATTAGGCCAAACACGAGAAACATTTAAAGTTCCTGTTGTGCCGCCACCCCATACATGACCTGCAATCAGATCAGAGAAGCTAATAGTCACCTTATCTGTAGATGTATTAGCCACCCACAAACGACCAAAAGCTGAGATAGCAATGTTTGCTTGAGGAACAGTACCAACATAGCCTGACTTTTCAGATACTCTACGATAAGTAGTAGTACTTATAGCTGGGTCAAAGATGAGTGGATCGTGTCCTGATTGGAAAAAATAAGTAATCCCATTCAGAGAGGCGCAATGCCAGTTATTAGCCGTAATCGTAGGAGCAGAACCACCACCACCATAAGTTAACTCAGTCACTGCATTAGAAGTTCCAAGTTTGAATAACTTGAGATTTCCTGCAAACAAAAGAGTCAAAGTGCCATCAGTTTGGACTAATTCATGGATAACAGTGACATCATTAGCACCTAGATTCCCAGATGAGGGGTTTACCAAGGTGTAGCCCTTGCGAGAGCCAACACGACCATATTGGTCAATCACACAATTATTGGCGACCAAAGCAAAGCCAGATGCCAAATCTAATGGCGAATCTTGCGTGTTCAGGCCGAAAAAGCCTGGTGCGCTAATGCTTTGACTTTGTAAAGGAGCAGCCATTACACCGCCACAAAGTTGTCTTCAGGATAACGAGTGCTTTCCAATGCAATAGCATCAGAGAGCATACCTTTGTATAAAACATAGGCATCTGAAGTTGTTGTACCGCCATCTTCGCCACGCTCCATCAAAGCACGAGCATAGGCATTCTGAGTAACCAAATAGTCCAAAACCTTGACTGAAGTGCCATCAGCAGACAGATTAGCCTGTGGGATGGTTAAATCAAACTTCAGTGTGTAAACACCATTGGGAACAGGAAACAGGTCAATCTTTGTGTCGCCACTACCATCTACCCCGTTAAAGCAGAACTCGCTAGGAATAGACTGTGAAGGTGTGCCAAAGTTCAACTTGCGGTTCATATCCGCAGTAGTCGTGTGATCCAATGTTATAACACTGGTAGTGTTAATAGCATCATTAACACGAAACTTCTGACCTGAACCTGTCAAAGAATATGAACTTGTGCCACTGGTAGTAGTCACTGTGACTGTCTGAGACAACACATTCCATGAATAAGCATCTTCAATCTGACGCTTGGCATCATTGACAAACTTGCCAATCAAAGCGGAATAGTTTGTTTCTGAGACTGTAGAAACATTAGTCTCACGCAAGCGGGTGAGAACATCATTGACAAGTTCTAAGTAGGTCATGTTCTTTGTGCTCCCTGAACCTCAAATGTGGCAATAAAACTGAAGGAACTTGCCGCTTCAGTTGTAAGTTGAATCCTATCGCCTTCTTCTAAAACGATGTAAGCAACACCATTGAATTCAAGGTATTCTTTAGAAGTTAAGTTGTAAGACGTAAGAATGTCCAAGGTTGTAGCGGTACTTGCGTCATACCACTGAACAGTAATGTGCTTAGTCGAACCGCCAGTATTGTGAATGTACATCACAGTAAACTTGGCGTAATAACCCGTAGGAACTGTATAAACAGTTGTCAGCGTATTAGCTGTAGGGTTAATTCCGACTGAGATTGGTCTCACTTCATATTCCTCTTAGAGATCGCTTTAGCCTTAGCTTTAGCGTCTTCCTTGGACGTTGCGCCCCAAGCTCTAAGAGAAAGTAAAAGTCGGGTAGGCTTTCCATCTTTCATCTCAGCGCCAGGCATATTGCCCATTCGTGCTAAAAAGGATGCCCTACGAGGGTTATCTCCCGACTTGACTGGTGGTTTTAAATTGCCACCTGTTTCTGCATTATACGATGCTCTACCTTTGGCATTCAAGCCCCCCTTGGGGTTTTTTCCTTCTTTTGTTTGCCAAACAGGAGATTTCATTTCTTACCCTTTGGTTTAGACATACCTGCTTCGGATAAAGCAATAGCCAAAGCCTGTTTTGGATTAGTAACGACCTTTTTATTGGTAGTCAACTTGCCCTTACCAAACTCAGTCATAACTTTGCTGATCTTCTTTTGGGCTTTGGTTTTCATATCAGTACATGATCTTGGCAGTGATTGTTCCAGTTACATAAACTGTGCAATTGGCTCTTAGATACTTAGGCGCATTAGCTACAGTAATCATGCCATCACCAGTTAAGGCCGTACCAATCGTTGAAAAGGTTACCCCGTCCAGACTTCCTTGTAAAGCAACAGTAGCACTTGTAATGCCTGAAACTTGTAAGAATGCAGGTTGACCAGCATCGACTTGGACTGCGGTTGATGCTCCAGTAGCGACAACGGCATTCAAAAGTGTAATTGGAGCAGTTATAGCCATTATTTACCCCTTGTGGATTTCTTCATCATATTGGTAGCGGTGTTTCCT